GTAAAGGTTTTTTCAGGACGCCCTTTAGGTTTGTTTTAACGAGGCATGCCGCGTTCCCATGCACGGCGGGCGCGTTTGCAGGCAAGTTGTTCTTTCCAATTCATGTAGCGTGCTTTAAAGCGGGCTTTCATGAAGTCGTCGAACTTTCGTTGTACGGTCAGGTTCCACAGGCTGTGTGCTTTAACCGCCCAGCTTTCATCCCATGCGCGCAGGGAGATGGAGAATGAGCCGTCAAGGTATTTCATCCAATGCCACCAGCCGGTCGGCATGAACAAGGTGTCGCCGTATTCCAAGAAACATTCGATGCCCTCGACGCCCTCAAGCTCGGGGAAGCGTTCGGTATCGGGATTGTCGACGTGGTAGTCTTCCAGCGCGTAAGTGGCGAAAGGAATGCGGAACAGGCGCTCTTTCCATTTGTAATCGAACAAGATGATGTGTTTCTTGCCGAAATGCGTGTGGAAGATGTGCGCCATATCGATGTCGTAGTGCAGGAAGGTTTCCGAGCCTGCACCGCCGAAAAACAGGGTAGGGTATCGGTCTAAGAATCCACCCATCAGCTCTTTGGGGAAAACGTAATCGTTCAGCAAGGCGGGAGCGTGTTTGATGGGGTCAAATAAGAAAATCCGCAAATCCGTCGGCTCGCGTTTGATCAGATCGATATAGTCGCTGAAGCGCATTTCTGTGCTGGCGGCGTTAATCGGCGCGGAAGGGTCGGCTTTGGCGCTGTTGTACAAGGGAACGACGATATCGCCGACGGTTTCTTTCATATAGTCCAGCGACCATTTGTCGCGGGCGGGCCAGTTGCGGGTCAGTCCTTTGATCACGACAGGACGGCGGGGCTTGAGATAGTTTTGATAAAAATCTTCGCGGCTGATGTTTTCTACAACATCAATCGGAGTAAGTTTGAAACCCATAAGCAAATCTCTTTTTGGAATGTAAGACTGATTTTAAGTGGATACCTCGGAAGGTGGCAAGCGATGTTTCAGACGACCTGATTCGAATCAAAAATCGTGGTTGTGATATTATGGCGATATAAATATTCCGTCCGAAACGCTTATGAACGATGCAGACGATTATTTGGGCAAGATGCCTTTTTTCATTGTATTCCTCGACCCGCTGCACACCGACTTCCACAGCAGCGGCAAGCCCCTGAACGAATACATCGCCCGTCATCCGCTGATGCACGACAAGCTGCACCGCCCGGCTTTTGCCGCCAAAGTTTTGGAAATGGCGGCAAACAGCTGCAATATGCGTGTTTTTGTCCGTAAAGCGGACGCGCTAATCAAGCATCCGCTGCATTATATTGTCCGTAACGGCGTTTTCCGAACCGAAGAGCAGATGTGGGCGTTTATCAATTCGCCCGAAAACATTGCCGCCGTCAAACAACCCTAAAAGGCCGTACCCCCATGCTTTTGTTTATTGATAACTGTTATTCTCGTCCGTAACGGTTCGATTTAGTTCATATCATTTTGATAAGCCTGTATTTATTGCTGTTTTCTGTCCGTTTTAGTTCGCGCTAGTGCGTGGCAATCCTTGAAAAAAGTGGGTATGATTGTGGGTATCCCCTCACACATACCCGCTTTTTTATGCTTAACGATACCCAAATACGCAAGGCCAAACCAGCCGAAAAGCCTTATAAATTAACCGATTCCAACGGTTTGTATATCGTAATAAACCCGAACGGCTCAAAACTATGGCGGTATCGATTCAGGATTGACGGTAAAGAGTCCGTTTTTGCTATTGGCGCATATCCTGAAATCTCGCTGGCTGAAGCGCGTGAGAAGCGCAAAGAAGCGCGGTTGCTTGTCCAACAGGGAATTAACCCAGCAAAAGACAGAGCCGAGAAAAAACGCCAAAATGCGCGCCAAAACAGAAACACGTTTGAAGCCATCGCCGAAGAGTACCTATCATCCAAGACAATCAGCGATGGCAGCATTAAAGCCATACATCGTATGCTTAAAAAATACGCCTATCCAATCATCGGAGACACGCCGATAACCAAAGTAACACCGCGTCAGATTATGGAGTGTCTCGACGTTTGCAAAGACAAAGGCGTTATCGTGTCGGGGATATACACCCGTCAACACATGAGCGCAGTTTTTCTTTATGCGATCCGAACAATGCGGGCGACAAATGACCCTACGTTGGCTTTTGCCGGGTATCTCAAGCGACCCGAAATAACCCACGCCAAAGCCATGACCGCCGAACAAATCAGGGATTTTAAAACAAGCCTTGCAAACTATAATGGCTCGTTTGTCGTCAAAAAAGCCGCGCAGCTATTACTATACACAGCCGTCCGCACCATTGAGGCGAGGCGGGCTGAATGGGCTGATATTGACTTGCCCGCCGCGATTTGGCGCATCCCCGCCAACAAAATGAAAAAGTCGAGAATGCACGTCGTGCCATTGTCGTCTCAGGTCGTCGAGTTACTCACAGAGCTACACGCGGTTACGGGCAATGGGCGGCTACTATTCCCAAACAGCAAACGACCAGACGATATGCTGTCGGCCACAACCATAAATAGGGCATTGGAGTATATGGGGCTGACAATATCGGGGCATGATTTTCGGGCGACGCTTGCAACCAACCTATCAGAGATGGGCTACGAGCATGAGTACATCAAGGCACAGCTTGCCCACGCTAAAGACAATCAGACCGACGCAGCATATTTTCACGCCAAATTTATCACGCAACGCCGCCAAATGCTGCAAGACTGGGCGGATTTTGTAGATAACCTATAAATAAATTATCATACAAATCATAAAGTTATGGATTTTATACAAAACAATCAAAAAACCTCTTGCATTACCGACAATATGGCGGTAATATACACACATGGACAGACAGCAAGGTCTGCCACCCTACCAAATCAGGGAGCGATTTGGACTAACCAAGTAAAGGATTAAAAAATGAAACTGTACATCAAAGAAACTGGCACAATCAAAACCCTTGAAATCATCGACCCTAAAACAGGTTGCAATTATATTTCTGATTTTATTGGTAAGATTCCCGAATCTGAACATAAGCTTGAGAAAGCAGGACGAGATGATGTAGATTATGAAATCAGTCAAGATGATTATGAGTGGTTGGCTGATATTGTTAGACATCATCAGGATTTAAGAAATCGCATCCATGAATTGGAGGAAAAAAACGATATCAATGCTATTTATGATTTAATCATAATTTTATAAATCCGCTTCGGTGGCTGTGTGTTAAAACAACAGCCGCCTTCGGGCGGCAACCCTATGCCGCAAGGGGAAGGTTGCGGCAACTTATCATTTTGGAGTAAAAAATGAAAGCAACGATGATTATCGAGAAACGAGGAGAAGGTTATATTTACGACCTTTTTTCAGTTCGCGCCACCAAGCGCGGAGTGAGATGCGGACTGACGCCACTAGAGGCGGCCACCGAAACCAGCCGCATACTTGCCCAACTCAGATATGAGGGAGCATCAACAGTCGCCCCGCCCGAAGTGTTGGAGCTTATCCCAGCCCATCTGCGCGACTTTGAGGGCGAGAATGCCTAAATATGACTGGGATAAAATAGACTGGCGGCTGTCTAATCATGAGATAGCCGCTATTTTGCAATGCAGCTATGATACCGTAGCCAGCAAACGCTACCGGCTAAAAGTAGGCAAGGCGACCAAGCCTAAAACCCGCAGTGATAAAGGCATCAGCCGCACCACCTATCTTCCGCCCAAAGAGCAGCAGCGACGGGCGGTAGAAGCCGCAAAAGCCAGCCCAAAGGCAGGGCGGGGAGAAACAAACTGCCATGCAAAACGCTGGAGATTAACAGACCCGCACGGCAAACAATACGAGTTTTCAAACTTGCACAACTTTATACGAAAAAACAACAATTTATTTTCCGAAAAAGATGTTGTTTGGAAGCGCACCGACGGCAAAGGCGGCGGGGAGTATTGTAATGCCAGCGCAGGACTACAAAACGTTGTTGCGGGCAAATCGACAGCGTGGAAAGGCTGGAAAATCGAGGAAATAACCAATGATTGACGCTCCAGAATTAGGCTACACGCCTGCAAACCTCAAGGCATTACGCCAAAAATACGACCTGACGCAACAATCTACCGCTGACCTATTAAATGTAAACATATCAGCACTCCAGCGGTGGGAGGCTGACGTTAGACAAAAGAGCCATCGTGATATGCCTCACACTAAATGGCTGAAATTATTGGAATATTTGAAGAATAAATGAGGAAAAGGCCGCCTGAAATCTCAGACGGCCTTTGTTTTATTGAAGAGTATCAGACAACGCCTTATGCCGCGCCTTACAGTCGTTATAAAGGCTGATGACTTGCAACGACCACGGCAGCACATCCGCGCCTGTACCACCCTGCAATTTAGGCAGTTTCGGGCATGGCTGTACTAAATCGGCAGGCGGTTTAGTCGCCGTCGGTAATAGCGGCGTTGATGACTGACAACCCATCAGAATCGACGCAGACGTTGCGAAAAACAGGCTTTTCGACAATCTTTTGAACTTGAACATATCGCACCCTTTCCTTTTCTTCACGCACGGCTTTACCGGCTTGATACACAGCAGACGATTCACGGTCTTGCTTCGCTTTTTCAATCGCAGCATCTTTCAGACGACCTGAAATTTCCGCACTCATTTCACCGCGGCCGCGCCGATATTCCGCTTTGCGGTCAGCTTGCCACGCGCCGATGACGATTGCGATCACAACTAAAATCGCAATCAATTTCCAATTTTTGAGCAACGTTTGAGCCATAATTCGAGCATATCCTTATAGGTTTTAATCTCACGTTCAGCAAACTCAAAAGCCGCTAGGTCTGCGTTTTCGCTCGCTTCTCGGCTTTTGGTTTGCCATTCCGCGATTTTCCGATTTGCAAAATCAACGGGATTCATCGCTACGCCTCGCTCACCCCTTGACTTGCCGTAGCAACAGCATTTGTCAGATTGTATCGCTCAGGCGACGGGCTAGATGGCACCGGCTTACCATCAACCAATTTAGACGGCCAGTAGTAACCGTCAATATCTGCCGCATTAAACGGCACGATAGACACGGTATTGCCTTGATTGCCGCCTAATCCCAAAATCTGACCTTTGGCGTTTTTACCGACCACGAAAAACACATGGCCGCCGCCCTGTCGGGATTTGACTGCGATACAGCCATAGGCAGGTTTTGCCAATTTCGTCAGCCCCGCATTTGCCCATGCTTTGGCGCGATACCAATCCTTGATGACCGCACGGCCACTTTTGCCCAGGCAATGCCCTACAAACAAACCGCACCACGGCGTCTCATCCTCAAAGTACCAAGATTTAGCCGCGCCGGGGAACGTTCCCATCTCTTTAAGCCATTGCACGATTGTCGGGTTATGCGCTTTCGTGCCAACAATCTCTTTCAATCCGATGTGTTTTCTTGCTTCTTTAATCCATTCCAACTCTTGCATTTTCGTTCTCCAAATAAAAAAGGCCGTCTGAAATTCAGACGACCTGTTGTTGAATTAATCTTTATCGACGAATTTACCCGCCGTTTTTTTGACCCATTTAGTCATAATGCTCGGGGCTAGGCTTTTCACGGTATCCATCGCATGACCTGTCAGAATGCCGACAAAAGCACCGGCTACCGCGCACGTCCAAACTTGATTGACCATCAAAAACCGTTCTGCCACTGCCGCCGCTGCAACCGCCGAAATCAAGGCTTCAAACAGGCTTGATACTGGTGCGTCATGGTCTTTCATACTCGACCACACACTACCGACGATGCCGCCCCCTATGGCAAACAGATAGCCGAATTGAAAAAAATCGTGCATCATTCCCCCTTCTGTTCTCGTTTGAATTTATTCTCCGAAAACAAGAATTTAAGTGAGTTATTTCCAGCGAGTAAGCAAAGGAACGCCAAGACGGGCGGAATAACCATGCCCGTATGAGCAGGCGGATAGGCAGCCCAGAAAGCATATGCCGTCAAATACCAAATAAAAGCTGATATCAGCAACATATAGCCCGACAGAACCTCCCCTTTGAATGTCTGCCAGTACATCGCCGCCAGCTGCAACACACCGACGCCGCCGAACACCAGTATCAGCGTCAGTTCCGAAATGTCTTTGAACTTGTAGTAGATGGGCCAGTTGTAGATATCGTTCGGCGAGAACGCGAAGACCAGCGCGTAACCAATCATCGAACACCCGCTGACAAACTCAACTGCCCGCGTCCCCGTGCTAAACAACCAACGCTGAAAGCGAACGGGAAGAAATCGAAGTTCAAAGGCATATTTAAGCCATTGAATAGACTTGCTCATTTAAAAAACCTCCATAGAAAAAAGGTCGCCCTTTCAGACGACCTGAACACTTACACCAACTTAAATTCACGATTCAACTGTTTTAGCAGCTTCGCGATGTCCTTTTTATGGACAAAATCGCCGCCGGTTGTGTTGATGATAATCGTACTGTTATCGCCACCCGACTGACCCGCCATTTCACGGATTGTCTGCGCGTGTTCCGCTGGCAAAACCATCTCGTTTTCGTGCAGTTGCGTCAGTGGGTTGATACCGGCGGGAATATCCCAGCCGCCCGCAGCCGACGGAATCCGCGTCGTGGTCGTGGTCGTTTTTGACCCCCCCCCGCCGCCAACCAAACCCATCACAAGCGCAAACATCGCGCCCATCGCAGCGGCGGCTAGAGCAGGACCGGGAATAGGGATAGCGGCGTGTGGTGGCGGCGCGGCGCGAGGAGG